CTCGGATGCCGGATTTTGCTTTACCCCACTAAAGTGCTAAAGTTTTACAGAACTGCAATTTTACAGCACGAAAACATTACAGAGTTAAAGTTTTACAGAACTACAATTTTACTGCATCAGAAACTTACAGTATTAAAGTCCTAGTAACTCACTAGGTTTATTTGTCGAAATTTGTCGACAAGATGTTTTGAAAAAGCTTGTACTTTTTTGTATTAGATGCTATAATTAGTTATAGAGTTAATTAAGAGTTAAGAAAGGGGGTTGGTAAACGAGTGGTAAAGTGCTCGAACGACGGTCGGGGTTACGGTCTCGACTAGCAACGAAAAAATCGAATAGAACAAAAACAACACTATAAGTCTGTGCAATATAACAGTAAAATAGGCTTATTAGAGTTGGAAAATTCCAGATACATACACGACTCGGACTGATGTATGGTGTGGTGCTATCCTATAGATAACGCAATTATAGGACAGGAACAATTTTCATATATCATTCTGTTTAGGTTGCTTTATGTTATTCTAGTGGGAACAATCTTTTGTTCCTACCATGAATACCATAAAATTATAGGAGTGAGTAAAATGGAAAAACGTCAGTGGGTTGCCGTAAATTATGAAACAGGTGAAGTTCTTCAAGTAAAGACACCATGCACATGTCATGAAGCACTCAAAATTTTCAAAGAACACCAAAACAATTTCAAGGGATTCTTCATCCTAGAGTCGTTTGATAAAATTGAGAAAATTTAAGTCATACTAGAGGTTACATTAATATGTAACCTTTATGGATGCCTTAAAAGCATATCACCAAACAGAAAAGGATGTTAAAAATGACAAAAGAAATCACATTAGAAGTAAGGGAATCGGATTACGGTTTTGTAATGCTAACAGTCAAAGAAGCTAAAAACACATATTTTGTAAGCGTCAAAGAAGAGGGCAAAATTTACACCGTAGTTTATTACAACAAACATCTAAAAGAAGGCATGACAGAAATGTTTCATAATGAGGACATAGCTTATAGAACTTATCACTCAACTGTTAAATACATTTAAGCCATGCTAGAGGTTACATAAAATGTAGCCTTTATGGATGCCTTAAAACGCATACTAACCAAACAGAAAAGGATGATATTAAAATGAGAAAATTTATGACTAAAGAAGTAACCGTTACTATTGCGAAATTGGCCAACATTGGAATTGACGAAAACGGACTTCCAAAAGTTGAGGATATTGAAACAGTCGAAATCTTAGGAGAACTAAACAAGGAAAAGGCTGAAAAGAAATTGCGTAAAGCTGGAAATCTGAAAACACTTTTCAATGTAACAACTGAAACTCGTAATTACAAAATGGAAGTCGCTGAATTTATCAAGGTTGCTACACTTGTTACTGATACTGATAATGTAGATGAAGAGGAAGAATCAGACGAGGAATAGAATATGCTAGAGGGTTCAAACATACTGTTTGAGCCTTCAATGGATACTCTATTGAGTATACTAACCAAACAGAAAAGGATGATATTAAATGAGAACACTTAAACTAGAATTAAAGGATACTAAAATGGAAGGTACTACATGGGCTTTCAAAGTTAATAATAACGACATCGGAAATCACATTGCACAACTACTTCAAGAAGGTGAATTTATCGGCGACATAACCATATCAATTAAACAGACCGGTTATGCACTTGATAGGGAACTAGAAAAAGAAGATGAAGAAACAACATTTTAAGATATGCTAGAGGTTACACTACGGTGTAGCCTTTATGGATGCCTTAAAACGCACCAAAAACCAAACAGAAAAGGATGATATAAATGTATTCACTAGCTAAAAATTACGAGGTTCGTACAGGAACATTTTTCAGGAATGTAGTTGTAACCTCTGTTCGGATGGCAAATGACATAGACGGAAATCCTAGATATAAAACACAAGTTTGGCTACAAGATATGTTGAGTGATAACGCTACACTATGGACACCAAAAGTAAAAGGTTTCAGACGTACAAAAGATGATAGTTATATCCTAAAAAGCGTGTACAACTTAGAAGAATCCGTAAGAGAATTTGTGAAAGTATTTGAGGAATCAGTAAATGACTAAATTCACACCCAACAAATACTTAGTAAAAGTTCTTGATAATAACGTTCTATTGAACGCCTTTGAGTTGCCTGCTACATCATACAAAAACGCTAGTCAAATAGCTTACAACAAGGCAACCCAACTCTATAAAACCGATTTTGACATAATAGTAAAACCAATTTAATGTATGCTAGAGTGGACAACCTTTTGTCCTCTCACTGGATGCCTTAAAAGGTATACTAACCAAACAGAGGAATGATAAATATGAAAGAACTTGATATTTTATTGCAGGAGTTTGATAGGTTGGTTAAATTCTACATGGAAGAACTCAACAATGCTGACAACACAAATGAGATTAATTTCTATGCAGGTAAATTAGCAGCGTTCTCGCACTCAAAACTAATCCTAGAGCTTACACTGAAAGAGGTTAACTTACTATGACATCTGAATTACAACTTTTAGTTGGCATTACACTATTATTCCTATTAGGAGTTATGTGCATTGCTAACAAACCAAAAACAGAACCAATTAAAGAAGAAAAGATAGTACACAAACCACAAACGAAAACAAAACATCGTAGAGATGAAGTTATAGACACACTTGATTGGATGTTAGTCAACCATATAATCACAACAACTGAATACAATAAAATGATGGTAAAGTGCCTACCCTTTATAGAGTAGGCTTTTCTTCACTGAATATTCATCTTTTTAAATATTTCATATCCCACATTCCTAAGTACCTGATTATCAAACCGTAAGTAACCCTTTTTGAATGCGGCAACTAATTTATATAGATGATAATTATTCTTCCAATTATTCAGCAACATAACGTTCTCATGTAAGTCATCAGTTGTGAGTGCATATATCTTCTTACTTGATGGGTCATAACTAGCATCAAGATACAACAACCCCTTTTGTGGGTCTAACCATATACCCATTGTCATACCCTTATAAACCATAGCGAACACAAATTTACTAGACTTACTTCTCTTCTCGATAAAGACCTGACTATCATTTATAAATACGTTGTCTAAACTCATATCCCCATATTCCGTACCATCTATCAATTTACCAAACCTAGTTTTACGTCTTTCAGCAGAGAAATCTTTTGAATCAGGAATCTCCACTAAAATTGATTCATTAGCATTGAACCTTTTTGTAATATCAGGAACAAGATTAAAGTAAATGAAAAATGGGTTAGTAATCGTAACAGCATTACTCATACATATAATACGACCATCATCCCTAAGTCTGAATACGGTATCAGCAAGGTTCATTAACGCTTGAGGTTCGTTCGGTATATACCCACTATTATCCTTCTCTCTTATGAACTCGTCATATGCGAGTGTTTCAACATCAGGAAATGCGTCAGATTTTACACTTTGCCATGCACTCAATGGCATTGCCCATCCTGCAAGCTTACCATCAATGAAAAACTGTTTACCTTTCATCTTCAATTCGTGGTCTGGAAATTCACCCCTAACATCGTTAAACCATCTAGGTAACGATTTCAATTCATCTTTATAACGTCGTAACCATATGAATTGTTTGCCGTGTTTGATAAACCTTTTTATGAGGTAACACTTAATCCCATATGACTTACCAATACCCCTCGCCCCAATGATACAATTTAATATTCGATTATAAGACAACATTTTGTTAGGATTGTAAAACATTTCTTTTTCCATTTCCAGACCACTCCTTTTATTCGATTTTTAGTTTCTGACCTCGGTAAATTTTATCCTTATCTTTTACGTTACTATTTAACTTCATTATTTTCTCAACGGTTGTATTATATTTTATTGCAATTCCTGTCATAGTATCTCCACTTTTAACAGTATACACTAATGACGCTTTTTTGGGTTTAGCTATCTTAATCGGAAGTTCTTTTAAAAACAACGTCTTTTCAAGATTCCTTCTTTTAACCAATCCTGAAAACTTCTTACCACCTGCATTAACCCACTTATCGAACTCTTTACTAGCCCCAATAAAATCACGTTTATTGAGTTTAGATAAAAGTGTAGAAGTACGCAATGCTCCTTTGCCTACATTATAACAGAATGATACTAGAGCATCGAATTGATTCTGATTAATAACAACTTTTACATTATCATTAACACATTTTTCATATGATTTTAAATCCCATTTTAACATAAATTCTGCTTCACTTTTTGTGATAACAGAACCTTCTTTAACATCAGCACCATAATGTCCATATCCAATAGTCCAAAACTTTTCGTCTGCATCGGGAACTTTATATGCCTTTAAACTCAGACCTTCAAAACTCTTAATTAAATCTACACCTTTTTGGGAAATCTTCATTCATCATCATCCCCTCTATTTGAATCCTTTTTACCTCTAATTGCTTGACTACCCATTGAACCAAACCAGTAACCAACAATAACAGTCAAAACTGTTTTAAGGGTTTCATCTGCTTGTCCTATGTGTATTGTGTACCAATAAACACCCAATATTGCTAAGGTAATAAGTAAGTGTGACATAAGGACAAAAACCCCCATTCTATCAAGCTTCATACATGATTCATCCCCATCCTCTTAATGTGTTTGCTAAAAACATGTGAATTAACGCTTTATCTTTATTATTATTTGTGTTTCCATCAGGTGGATTATTTGGGTCTGATGGGTCTGATGGGTCGGGGTCGGGGTCTATCACAACACCATGTCCTGACCAGTCCAATTCTTCTAAACACCTATTTGCAAACGCAATTCTCGCACCAATACTTTCTTGTAATGCCCATTCAGCAGGTCTCTCATAGTTCCTAGCAAATGCCCATGTTAAGTAGTCAATAGAGCGGTTACTTTTTGTAAACTCATTAAACGTTAATGGGTAGTCACTTCTCTTAATCCATTGGATTCCTACTTCTTGTTCGTAATCGATTCGTGATAATTGAACATCACCGTCTGACCAATCTAATCCTTTACCGTTCGCCCAATTCCACAATTTTGTGGCTGGAGTCCATTGCACTAAACCGTAACCCCTATTAGGGGAATGTCCATAGCCCATTTCATAGAGTTGTGGATTCATTGTTGATTCATGCGACATATTCCCGCATAAAGCGGATATCGCATTTGGTGTCCAACCAGTAGCAATAAAGTGATTGGCAACAAGTTGTGCATTGTGTATTCGGTCATCCATTGATAAATATGTGTCAACTTTACTAATCCATGCCATTACATTTTCAACCACCTTTGTTGAGCAGGTAATTTAATAACTACCCACTCAACATTGATTGTTATTCCCAAGCCGCCCATGCTCCAGCATTCATCCTACGTTTTTTGACCGCATATGGTGAACTGAAACATGTTGCAATTTGTATAGCCGCCTGCGTGTTTAAAGCTATCGTCTGAATCGCCCATGAAAGTGTACTTCCTGGAGAGTTTAATGTTGCAGTAGTAGCCCACACCCATCCACTCTTAGTAATGAAGTTTAAATCGTTAGCAACAACAGCATATTGATATACACTACTAATTGCTCCACCGTTTGTAATAATATCACCTGATGATAGTCCTACTTGAAATAAGTATTTTCCAGCCACATAGTCATAAAATCCAAGTGCACCTTCATTGAGAGCAAGTTTGTATTGTTTAACGTCACCTTTCCATATCTCAATACCTTGAGTTACATAGTCACTAGCACCTTTCAATTTCATGTAACCTTGATTCATATCGGTTTTGTCGTAAACATCTACTTCTAATTGTGCGAGTTTTGTTTTGACATCACCAATATCACTGTTTGTTTCTGCAAGTGTAATGTCTCTATCAGTTAACGGTGCTTTAGCAAAGTACAAGAAATCAGGTACAATACGTTCGGTTTTTCCTGCATCGTCTTTTAAAGAAGTAATGTTAGTTCCTCGTACAACGGTTTGCATTGAACCTCCACCATCTAACATGAAAGCAAATGTAGCACCTTTTGCCAACAATACTCGAACACAATCATCAAGATTGAAACCAACATTTCCTAGTGTATCACTCTCAGTCGATAAAATGATGTAATCTTTGTTTGACAATTGAGCAATTACTTGTCTCCTATATGCCCATGTTGCGGCTGAATAGGTATCGAATATAGTTTTCGGTACTTTTGCACCGTTATTAATTAACGGTAAAAACGATGTTAAAGCTGTTTTACAACCATCTGCAATAATTGTAGCGCCAGCAGTAGTTGGGTCGTAATACTTAAGTGTGCCATCATCTTTAATACCTAGAATAAATCTATCTGCTCTAGTAGGAAGTGAATTTATGATAACACCATCTTGAATCTGCATACCTTCAAGTTTATTTGTTGAAGTATTGTAGATTGAAGCATTAACAACCAAACTCGCATTATGTCTTTTAGCGAAACTTCTAGCAGTTTCAAGCGAACCATTGTTTGTTACATCGTTTGCGAACCCTCTTTGAATCTTATTAACTTGACCTTTTTTATCTAGATATGGAATTGTTACAAGGTAATAAGTTGTTTTAGTTACATCATCGTAAAGGGTTTCTTTTTTAATGCCTTCAATGTAAGCAGATTCTTTTACTGATTTTTCAACAGTTACACCGCTAGCATCAAAAACATTTGTTGACAGTGTAACGGGATACATATTATCCCAACCTACCCCGTTACTCTTTTTCATCTGTATATTGCGGTCAGGCATTTGTCAAACCCCCTTCTAAACTTCCTGAAACCAAAGCGTTGTTTGAGCCGCTCCAGTTGGTGCGGTTGCTGATGTTGATATTGTATCTGTAGCGTTTAACTTTGTTTGTTGTGCGGTAGTGAAATCATTTGTACTCAAACCTTTACCTGCTATCTTATCAACTTTTAAACCTAAACTAGTTGTTGTAGCAGTTGCATCGGCTTTTCCCGAAAGTGCAGTTGTAATGGTTGTATTAAATGCTGCGTCATTATTAATTGCAGTTGCAATCTTTTTAAGTGTGTCTAAATTTGTAGCAACACCATTCTTGATATTAGTAATTGCAGTATCGATATCAGCCTGAACAGCTTTACCCGCAACATTTGTTTCAACAGAAGTAATAGCTGTTTCAACAGTTCTATTGTCTGCTAGTTTTACTAATGCCGCCTTTGTATTTGGGTACAATGAATCCCAATCCACACCATTATGTTTTTTAATTTGAATATTCTTATCAGCCGCCATTTAACTACACCTCTTCATCGAATACTATTTCGGTTGTCACATATGGTTTAATTGCTGGAACATCGCCCATATCCTTATACCAAAACGTGTTTGTTGTTTTTTGTGATGGTTCATTTATACTAATAAATATGTCAGGCTTACTAGACAACAATTCTTGATTAATAATTTGTGAGAATGTACCATCTTTAATCATTGCATCTAATCGAGTAGAAATTGTTGCGTTTATACCATCGCCTAACACCCACTCCATAACCTGATTCCATTGTGCAACTACATCATTAGTAATTGTGTATACATCTGATAACCCTTTTATTACCTTATTTACTTTTTGAAGTAGCGACATACTTTCATCAAATGCTGTAGGCAAATAATGTTCGTATTTCTGAACAAAAATTGGTAGTAGTTGTCCAACAGAATTTAATACAGGTTTAACCATCTTATCACCCCTTTAATAAACTAACATAAATAGTTGTTGCATTTCTTTAAATATTTTTTGCTCAATTCGTAGAAAAGATTCTCTGTATTCCATCAACATTTTTGAGTATGTGATAGAACCAATTTTTCCTGTTCTACTTTGTAGGTAATCTTCAGTTTCAGTAACATCAGTTATTGTGTTTCCTGATAAAGTAGTATTATCACTGCTAGAACCATCAATTTTATTTTGAGAAGTTCCATCACTTTTTAATGAACTCTCATTTATGTTACTTGCGTACTGAATAACGCCCTTTCCATCGTCTGTAGTAATAGCAAGTCTACTGTCAGGGGTATTACTCTCTAATTGACGATTAAAAGCATTCTCTGAATGTGAACCATTAACAGCTTGATTGTTTGTACTGTTTTTGTCTCCCTTTGTTGCAACGTCTACTTTACTGTCAGTGTCTTTTGTTTTGGATGAAGTTGCATCCATTTTTGAGTTTACTAGTGGGTCGAATTTTAACAACTCACTCTCGAACATTTTATTAAAATATGGCATGTTAATTAATAGCCATGATTCGAGCTGAAATTTGAATAACCCTTCGGTCTCGAAACCAATTTCTCTAGTGTAAAAATTACGAATGAAATTTGTTTCAAAAACAGCCTTATATTTAGGGTCAAACATTGGGTATTGAAAGTCAAACAATTTTGGTCTACCTTTTTCAATCACTTCTCTAACAGGTAGTTGTTCATCTTGAGACCACATTTCAATGTACTCTTTTAATTGCATTGTATAACTAGCCATTTAACGCACCACCTTGAACGGGTTTTGGTGCAACACTAGCAGTGGATATGTTGTTTTCAAATTCTTGAACAATTTCTGACCTAAATTTAACCTTTAAATTGAGTTCAGGGTATAAGTCATTTATCTTGTCGCAGGCTTCCTGTCTAGCTTTCAGATAAATGTTGCCTGATGCGTCAATTTGTTCGTTGTTAGAATCTGCTTCAGCAGTAATCATTCTTTCTTTCTTTTCCTGATTAGCATTTTTGATTCCCAAATAGGTCATAACTTCGTTCCATACAGCATTCTTTTGTGTGTTTAGTTTATCAACAACATATGGTGCGTCAGTTTTGAACACTTTAATTGTTTCAGGGTCAACACTCTCATGAGTAAGGATAACGGGTGAATTTCCCTCGTATTGTTGATAAATGTTTTGAATGCTGAATTTGTTCATATCATTTGCAGTTATTAAAACAGGCGTCTTTTGTGCGTTTTGATTTACACTAATAACAGCCTTCAATTCAGCTAAATCCCATGCAAACATATCCAGTGATGGTATAGTGCTAAAATGATAGTCATTGTTCCAAATAACTACACCTGTATTCTTTAACTCTTTTCCAGTTGGCTTCATATCTTTATAGTTATAAAGTTTGAATGTATGTTGATATGCTGGACTATTAGCATGAAACCTATCAGGCAACAAGTAATGGTCAACAGTACCAGACACCGCACCCTGAGTTGCTATATAACCTATTTTTGGGTCTTTATAAAAACCAACATATCCGTATAAATGTAAACTCTTTTCTAAATAACTAGGGTCTACACTATCAGGTAGGTTTTCCCATTCAAATAACTGATATGCTAATGCGGTTAAATATTGATAATAATGTTGATACCACATTTGGTTTTTATCAGATTGAATTTGAAATGGATTCTGATAACCCTTTTTACGTCTAACCATGTACTTATATCACCTCGTTTGGTCTAGCATAATTTCCAACATCATCATCATGCCATAATGTTATTCCGTTATCGAACACGCTTTTTAATTCTGTTAAATCTTCATTGTTCATATTACCTAGTATATTACAGTTACTAGTTTGAACATAATTCCACTTCATTCTAGTGTGCATATTAGGAACTTTTACTTTGTTCACTTTATAACCAAACATTCCGAAAAAGTTTGTAAGTATATTTCTGTACTCACTTGTTATCTGTTTCTTGATTACAAAAAGTCCTGTATAGTTGTTACCAAAATCAAATGCGGCATTACCACCCATTTTAACTAATTGTGCAGGTGTGTTATCTATGTCCCTTTGTTTAGCTTGCAAACCTTGCATTTGTATGACACCATCACCGACACCTTTTACAACCTCTAAACCTGCGGCGGCAACACCATATGGGTTTGCTCCACTTTTAAAGTGTGTACTTTGTGCCATTCCAACCATACCGCCTGTTAAGCTTCCCATTGTTGCATTCCACATAATAGATGATTTCTGATTTTCGATAGTATTTCTGTTTCCTTGCAAGTATGCGGCTAAGTAATCACTAAGAATAGAAACATCGTTTGGACTATTGTTAATAACTGAGTGTTCTAATGCTAGTTGTAATTTTGCGTTAAAATCAACAATAGAACTAGTTCTGTAATTATCAACAGAATATGCAATCTTATTAGATGGTCCTAATGAACCCTTAGTTCTGATAACTAAATTCATATCTTTAATGTATTCATTTTTTAATTCAATTCTGTTACCTTTAAAGTCGTCTAAAATTGTAACGGTATATGGATACATTAGCAACTTACTTTCAGTACCAATTGTGAAGTCCTTATACTTATCACCTAAGTTCTCAGTAATACTATCGTATTCAGGCATTTCTTTAACATAAATAGTGTTAACGTGTTCGTTTGCGTTATCAGCTATTTGTGCTGCTTCAAAACTACCTGAATCAAAGTTTACATTTGAACCGTTATAATCTACCCATCTTCCAATGTGTTCTGTTACATATATTGAGACAACATTGTTCACTGATGGGTCTAGCGAAAAGATTCCCTTTAATGTATCGGTAACAGGTGTTAATGTTCTTGATTCTCCACCGATTGATAAAGTTAATGCGCTACCGTCTTGTTTAAATGGATGAACATAGTACGATAAAGGTTGCGGCATTCCGTTCATAACAGGTGTTATTGTTTTTTCTTTAACGGATGCTGAATTGTGCATTACTTCTTTTGATACAATAACAAGAAAAAGTAGGTTGTCGTATGGTTTATAGTTTATGACTGATACGGTGTCATATTCTTTACCATAGTCTAAACCTTCATCTATTGTATTCAATGCAGGTGTGCCATCGCTGTTCCATAAATTAGTGTGTTCCCTGATTGTAAAGGACGGTTTAAAATCCATGTCAAATTTCCATGTCTGAAACACATCGATTTCAAAGTGAACGTCAGTAACGTTTTTGTTTTGATATTCTAGTTTGGTTACGAAACCATAAAACCATTTAGAATTGTAATCAGTATTTTGAAACATTACGTAGTTTGTACCCCATAATGAATCAATACTCTTATTTACTCGGATAAACGTTCTACCTTCTATGCGTTGGAAATTGTGGTCACTTTGAACATAGGTAGTTGGTTTTCCTAAGAAGTAGTTAGTTTGAGAATTTTTGTCGTCAAACCAACGTGTATTCTTGTAGTCATTATTGAAAGGAACACCCGTCAAAAGACGAATGTTCGTTCCAGACAATGGTACAGTAGCCATATGGTGTACCCCCATTTTGCATTAAATTTGATTAGGAAACGATAGTAACGATTGACTCTCCATAAACGTCAGTTGTGTCAGAGCCAGCACCGTCAATATCAATTCCAACACCAGCGATATTGGCTTTAACAATAAGTTCGCCAGTTTGTGTTGCACCAATTGTTAATTTACCTTTTCCGTCAATTGCAGTTCCTTCTGCAACACCAGTACCATTAGATGGTTGTACAGTCCATGTAACAGTTCTTGTAACATTATCAGTCTGACGAACGTAAGCGTTAAACTGGAATGTTTCACTCGGACGCAAGCTCGCAATAACAGGGTCAACGATTACTTGAGTTACAGCAGGAACGACACCTGAAACGAATGCTACAGCAGGTGCAAAACGTGATACTGAATATGTCTGCCAAACGTGGTAGAAATGGTTCCAGTATTTACCCTTTGCGTTACGTACAGTTTCCATTGATAATTCGTTGTCGTAAACCATGAAGAAATCTTTGTCAATTAGAACAGCTTCTAGGTTTGGTGAACCAAAGTTATCGATAACTGTTACATGTCCTAAAAAGTCAGTGTAACTCATGTTAAATGCTTTTGCTAAAACGTCAACATCTAGTGAAGCGTTTAAATCGGCAGTAATGAGTAAGTGTAAATCATCCATTTCAGAACGAGTATGAACAGCTAGTGAGTTGAACTCACGTGTACCCATTGGTAGAGCCATTTTTGTAGCAGTAGCACGAACCTTTTTGACGAACTCACGTGTAGTAGTTTCAGTATCAGGTTTATTAACAGAAACAACGGTGAATAATCCTTTTGCTTGATAGTTGTCAATAAGCAATTTCATGTATTTGTATTCGTCAACTTCAGCTGAGTTGTAAATAGCTGAAATAATGCTTGATACAAAGTTTTCAAAGTTGCCCCATGAAGTGAAAGCAGTTTTGAGCGAATCATCTTGAATAGTTTGCATGTAAAACTCTTGACGATTACGTTCGTGGAACAATGATTTTACGTTAGGAATTTGACGCTTGTAAAGAGTGGTTTCTGCGTCATATGGGTCGTACTTTTTTGCTGACGTAATGTCAGTGAAAATCTCTTCAATAGTTTTACCAAATGGCATACTACCTTTTTTGAATTTAGCAAGCGGGTTTTTCAGTGAAGCAGTTTTCACAATTACTAGACCAATACGGTCAATTAGATTGGATAAAAATTCGTTCTGAGTAGTTTGGTTAATTTGGATACCAGCACCAAACTGAACAACGTTATCAGCAGAAGCTAACGGTGTGTATTGAGCAAGCATTGGTGAAGAGTTACGAATAGCATTTGCGATATCGTATGTCTCAGAAACTTGTAAAGTGTTCTTGATAGTTTGAATAGAAATACGAGCCATTAATTGTCTAATCCCCTTTCGAACTGTTCAATAGTAACAGTTTCGGAAAACTCTTTTTTAGTGTCTTCTTTTTTATCATCCTCTGAATCACGACCAATTTGACGGAAAAGTTTGCTGTTAGATAACACTAAATCTGAATTATCAGCAGATAACTTTTCTAGTTTTGTAGTCTGTTCAGAATGGTCGGCATGAACAACACCGTAATCAACACGTAACTCTTGTAACAATTCTGTTCTCTCGCTATGTGCTAATTCGGGGTTCAGTAATTTACCTAAAATCTCTTCGTGTTTGTCCTTTGGCATCGGCATAATATCTTCTCCTTTAACGTGTTTTCTTTTACTCTATAATTATACCATTTACTAGAAACATATAATAGTAGAAACTAGGTTATCAAAAGATAAACTAGTACATAATGGGGGTTAGTGCTTCATAAATGTGAAACAAAAATGTATGAGTCTATTAAAACAAAGGTCAAAGAACGTCAAACAATGTCGAAAATAGTTTCACATTTTGTCAGATTTTGCTTGTGTTATGTATGGTAGTTTGATATACTTATATATGTAGACAAGGTGCTACAAGGTTCGACAAATTAAACGAAAAGAGGACAAGAAAATGAGAAAAATGATGACAAAAGAAGTCACTAGTACAATCGTAAAAGTGGCAAAAATCGACATGGTGGAGGGTCAACCTCAAGCAGTAGAGTTAGAGCCTATAATTCTACTAGGAAATGTTGATTCAGAAAAAGCACAAAAATTGGTTTCAAAATCACACGGTGCAGGAGTTACGGTATTAGGTGTTGAAGCTGATACAAAGGTTTATGAACTTGAAGTTACCGAATTTTTAAAGATTGCAAGACTTAAAACGGATGAAGAATCCGAACAGATTTCTGAGTAATCTCTAAACACTTAAAACACACTAAAATAAAATAAAAAATTTACCTATGTGAATCCTAAAATCTATGCTGAAAACATGCGAATTTATACTTAGTTGACTTGTGCGAGTTTGGTGCGGTTCTCGCTTCAAAAACCGTAACACAAAACGAAAAAGAAAAGGTGGAAATTAACATGACAACAATTAAAGCTAGCTTTGACACAACAACTCTTGAAGGACAAATGAAAGTATTTAATGCTCAAAACGGTGCAAGCATTTCAATGAAAGATGTACCTGAAAATACTCGAATTGTTGCTACAGGTGTTATGCAATACGCTGAAACAGTTGAATCATATGGTAACGGTTCGCAGGAAGCGGTTGTAACGGTTGTATTTGCTGAGGATGGTACAAGCTACGCAGGTGTGTCAGATACAGTTGCAAAAGCTGGAGACAAACTAATTGATTTCATTATGAACACTGGCATTCAAACATTCAATGTAAAAATTGTGAAGCAAAAATCAAAGGCTGGTAGAGAGTTCTTAAATCTTCAATTAGTGTAACTTAATAAAGGAGTGGTAGTCATGCCTATAACTAAGCGCGGTGTCTATCATAACTTGAAAGAAAGTAAATACGTGGTATCCAATGAGGATGTCACGTTTTTCTTTTCTAGTGAACACACGCTAAACAAGTTTATTGATGGGTACGAAAATTATAGGGTTAAAGAAAGAAAGAAAATTGAACATCTACATGGTCTAACAAAGAGTCCGTTAAACTTCGATATGTTGCACGATATTGAGTGGTATAAGAAGTCTGAAAAAAGAGGACATTATGTATGGTTAAAAGGTGTATCAATAAGTGAAGATAGTTTGTATCATTATGCTGTTAGAATGATGATTGAAGAATCCCCTATTTGGGAACGTGCAGAGAGACCGAAAGTTGGTGTTAGATTTGGCAGACAATCGCAGGCGTTATAAACAAAAGAATAATAACCCCAAAAAAGAGTATCAAAGGTTGGTTAGAAACACCAAACAAAAGATACGTTATGTTAAAGAGAAGTATGGGTTAGATTTATCCTATGAAGTTGATATTCCTAAATTTAATGAAATAACGAGTGCAGAAGAATTTGATGATTTTGCGTCAGAAATGGAGTCATTTACTGATAGAAACAACTTGAATTATCAGTTCGATAGAAATACAAAAGGTGTTGTATATTCAAAGGCTGAATTGCAGGCTGGATTAGAGTATACTGAGCAGGCTCAACAAAACGCAAGGGAATTTATCGATAGGTTTAAAGAAAAAGAGTATCAAATATCAGGTAAAGAAGCAGGTTATACAGTCGGGGATAGAATGACGCTGTATGAGGAAGAAAATGTAGCTGGAATAAAAGTTCCAAAACCGTTTGATATTGACTCTTTTGAAACTCGTGCTAGACTAACAGGAAAATTGGAGTTGTTAGAGGAAAAGGCAGAGGGTATCTTTTTTGACAGGTCTATGAGGACAATGAAACAGAATTTTATGAAGTCAATAAAAGGTTCATTTAATAGCGTCGCAGATGACGTTGTAGAAATGATAGATATTATGCCTGAAGATGATTTCTTTGAATTGTTTGTCCAAAGTGCAGAGTTTACGTTTGAAGATTATGCTTCTGACGGTTCTATAGATGGAACAGCAGAACAGGCTGAAAGATTGAGGGGTTACTTGCATGAGTATTTCAAAGGAAATATTGATATGACATTAAAGGCTTTTGGGAGTCCAAATGGAAGGGGTGATTATAAGTAGTTAGAAGTTATGGGTTAGGAGTGTATCTGATTGGCTAGAAAAATGTTTAGTTGTGACTTTGAAACAACGACACAAAAAGATGATTGCCGAGTGTGGGCATACGGATACATGGAGATAGGAAACAAACAGAATTATAAAATTGGAAACAGTATGGATGATTTTATGGAATGGGTTAAATCTTCAAAATGTGACCTGTACTTCCATAATTTAAAGTTCGACGGTTCGTTCATTGTTAATTGGTTGTTAAGGGCTGGTTATAAGTGGACACATAAAGGGAAAGATAAGGAACATGGAAACGCGAAAACATTCAGTACCATTATTTCTAATATGGGACAATGGTATATGATTGACATATGTTATGGTTACAAGGGCAAAAGGAAGTTACATACTGTTATATATGATAGTTTGAAGAAACTACCCTTCCCTGTTAAGACTATTGCAAAAGCGTTCAAGCTACCGATTTTGAAGGGTGATATTGACTACACTTTATATCGACCTGTAGGATGGGAAATTACAGAAAAAGAACACGAATATATTTATGGCGACATATTCATTGTTGCGAGTGCATTAGAAATACAGTTTGAACAAGGTTTAACAAAAATGACAAATGGGTCTGATAGTTTATCAGGTTTTAAGGATATTATAACCAAACAAAACTTTCAGAAATTCTTCCCTGTTCTGAGTATGAAAATTGACAATGAAATTCGTAAGGCTTATCGTGGTGGTTTTACGTGGGTTAATTCTAGAATACAGGGTGTTGAAATTGGTCACGGAATGGTGTTCGATGTTAACTCACTTTATCCGTCACGTATGTATGAGTGTGATTTGCCTTATGGAACACCAGAAAAGTTTGAAGGGGAATATGTTTATAATGAGACTTATCCGTTGTATATTCAGTCACTCAGTTGTTCGTTTGAATTAAAGGAAGGTCACATCCCTACTATTCAGTTAAAGAAAAACGCAAGATATAGGGAGAATGAATACCTATCTTCTAGTAACCATGAAATAGAGACTTTATATGTTACAAATGTAGACCTTGATTTGATTAAGGAACACTATCATTTATATGACGTAACATATCACGATGGTTACATGTTTAAAAAGAAAAATAATCTGTTCAAAGATTTCATTGATTATTGGATGGATATAAAGATAAATAGTACAGGTGCTATAAAGCAACTTGCAAAGCTTATGTTGAACTCACTTTATGGTAAGTTTGCGAGTAACCCTATTGTGACTGGTAAAATTCCATATTTAAGGGATGATGGGGCATTAGGTTTTAGACTTCCTTTAAAGGATGATGGGAGTATCGATGAAGAAACAAAAGACCCTGTTTATACAGCTATGGGATGCTTCATCACATCATGGGCTAGAGACTTCACTATTAGAACAGCACAAAAGTGTTACGATAGAATTCTATATTGTGATACTGATAGTATTCATCTTAGTGGTACAGAAATACCTGACGCTATTAAAGACATTATTGACCATGATAAGTTGGGTTATTGGGCACATGAAAGCACATTTGTTAGAGCCAAATTTATAAGACAGAAAACTTATATGGAAGATGTTTGTTATAAGGAAGTTGAAAAAGACGGTAAAATGGTAGAAGTTAGTGCAGGCATTGAAGATTATCAGTATTCAAGAATTGATGTAAAATGTGCTGGAATGCCTGAGAATTTAAAGAAGTTTGTAACATGGGAAAACTTTAAGGAGTATAACGAGAATATGTTGTTGCCTGCAAGGGATGGATATTGGTGGGGCAAATTGATGCCTAAACAAGTTCCAGGCGGTGTCGTATTATCGCAGACATCATTTATGATTGCATAATGGGAGTGTATACAGAAATGTATACTTCCCTCAAAAGGAGAGAACAGACGATGGATTATAAGAAGTGGTTATTAGAAACGTTAAGAGGAGTATTGGATAGTGAGCAAACTGACCAACAAAAGATATGGTTAATTGATAACTATGTTGGTTTGTATCACGACATGCAAAAGGTGAGTGAAAAGAAATGAGAGAACTAGAACAGGAAATTATTGAGTTTATTGAAACCTTATTTGAGGAAACTATTGGAGGTCAATTTGATGGAAAACATTGTTGATTTTTGTTCTATGTATCCTTCTATGATTAATAGTTTTGTTGAAACGTATTTTGAATTAAAGAAAGACGGCTATACTGATAAAGAAATTGGTGAAAGATTAGGCGTTTGTAAGAGTACCATTGGAAACTGGAAAAGAGTGTATGGTATAACAGGTAAAATGCGTTCACGTAAAAATAGCCAAGGGTTGTCATTTGAAGAGTTGAGAATTGCTGATGAAAATGGAATTGGTAGGCGGCTTGCTCTACAAAGGGTTCGAGCGTATGGTTGGAGTAATAAAAATGCAATCACCGCACCAAAGGGTAGGAAGAAGTCAACATTAGGGAAAAGTAAGCATGAAAGACAATTAGAGAAAAGTGATAGACAGAGACAACAGTATAAGAACAGGAAAAATAGTTAAGGGAGTGAACAGTAATGAAGGAAGAAAGATGGACATATATTTATCCTGCATTGTTAATGTTAATTAGTTGTATTGTTGCAGTAATAATAAAATAAAAGGTGGAATGGAAAATGTCAAGAATAGAAATGTTGGTAAAGTTAAAAGAATTGGAAGAAAATAAAACAAATTTGGAGAACGCTTTAAATGATGTTGGTGATTACTATACTAAGAATGTTTCTATAACCATTCAGCTAGATACAGATGCACGTGGATATAGGTTGAAGCATGATGGTTCACCTCTCGACATTAATAAGGTTGCTTTAATTGGATTTTTGAAGCTTGAAATTGATGCAATGGAAGTTCTCATTCAGGAATTAATTGGAGGTTTGAAATAATGTCGAGAATACAGGTGACTATTATTAGTGCAAATGAGAAGGATTATGCAGATACAAGGGTAATTGAAACAGATACGCTTTTAAGTGCAGTGAGAATTGCACATACTTTCAAACCTAAACGGGGGTATAAAGTGAAGAAGGTAATTATTGAAGAAGTGGATGTGATAGTATGATGAGAAAACGTGAGCATAAATGGATTAAGCAACGGAGACATATTAAACTGTTTAAACGGTCAAGATTTTATCGTCAACTTATAAACTCTCATTACGGTAAGTTTAAAGTATAGTTTGACATTTTTGGTGAATAGTGGTATACTAGAATTGTGAGATACCCTATTCCCTTTAATGTATGTAGCAGTGGACATATCCTGATTGAGTTCAGCCACGCACTTTGGAAATTGATTAGTTTCTTGCATTATTAATAGCGGATTTTTCACAACCTGTAATGCCCCGTTACTGACGTTCCGTTTTGGAGCTAAGTGTAGCGGGGTTTTATTATGCACCTCCTTCCCCTCCTTTTTAGAACATTTTTCTATCGACAAATCACCTCCCTTTTAGCCCTTCTTTCGACATCGTTCCCCTCCCCTCTTCCTGAAACGTCGAATCGTGTACGGAAATTTGTGGGTGGGGGCT